TAAACATGTCTCTCTGTAATCATATATTCTGGGTACATCTCACGGATTATCCGCTTTTGGGGAAGATATATATTCCTTTTCTCATTGGGACACATAGCCTCAGTGACAAAATCAATAATCTTCTCATCATGTCTAACATCCATTTGGATCGTATAACCAGAATTTACTTGCACATAAGCTTTCGCAGTTGGAAATAGAAGGTTCTCACTGAGAGTTAGTGTATGTAGGTGACTCCCGAAGACAGCCAAACGACTTCTAGCGACATTGATCGCGGACATACTCTTGTACTTTTCCTACGCTCCAAACGAGACTCAAGATTGCCTTGGCGTTTTTGAAAGTCTCCTTAGGGGAGTTCATTTATTGACTTTTATATAGGTTTGGGCTTACTTAGGTTAAGCAAACGACTTGGTGGTCCCCTCCTCCTTTCGTTTCTCCCTGCACGCATCGTTCTTCTCCTTCTTAGCCTCAGACTTCTTGGGGTTCGCCTTCGCCTTGTTCTCTTGTTTGATTTTCTTTTTCTCAGAATCAGTGAGTTTATCTTTCATAGTCTTGTCAATCGCCATTATATATGTATATCATTTTAAATCTATAAGTTCCTAATATATACAGGTCTCTCAGTTCTTATGATTGAGAGACCCATACTCAATATAGACTTAGCTAACCGTGATTTCACGAAGACGGTACTGTGATCCACATATCTTCTTGAATTTGGACGATGACGATCTAGGACTTCCTTCATAGAGAGTACCCTTCCAATTGAAACCTTTTTACACTCGGTAAGATCTATCGTGAAATGCACAGGTTTCTTATAGGACCATGCATGTGTGAACATGGAATCCAAAATCTGAGGTGTTGTTGTATCCCTAATTTTGATATTGTACTGAAGAGTCATTATAATTATAATCATTTTTTGAATTGGGATACAATTCAAAAAATGATCCAAACGGGGCTCGAACCCGTGACTTTGGCGTGCCTCATGTGAGTTTGACCCCACTAATGTATACTTTGTATAAGCACCACGCTCTAACCAACTGAGCTATTGGATCAAAACTCATAAACCGTCACAGTAAATCGTCCTCGCTGTTTTACCATGGGTTCTAAGAAGAGTTCTCGTATCTTATCTTTACCACGGGGTGTACCTTTAAGTAATTTCATTTGCTTATCAATTATGGCTTCAGATCTGAATGTTATATGTTCTGATTTATAACATTCAATTCCATCTTCTGTTACCACCGTGACATTGTTTGGTGGTGATGCTTCAGCCCCTATAAACTTGGGATCTTTGTACATCTGACGAAACATACTTACAATTGCTATTTTTATATTTTATAATAGTAGAAATGTCTCTAGAAATTGTTACCTATGCTAACAAATCTCAGGGTATGTTTGAAGAACTTGTGAAAAACGAGTTTGGGGTACCAGTCAAGGTTTTAGGTTGGGGTAAAAAATGGAATGGTTATTCAGACAAATCTAAAGGTCTTTTAGAATACATGAAAACAAAGAATGATGAAGACATCATCGTATTTGTGGATGGATTTGATTCCAAGATTAACAAACCCATAACTGATGTAGTAAAAATATTCAAAGAATATAACTGTCGTGTTCTATTTTCAAACAACCCACCATGGTTTTTTCAATCACTTATATTTGGTGTGTGTGATGATTCAATCGCAAACGCTGGTATGTATATGGGATACACAAAAGAACTTCGCCAAATTCTTCAATCCGAAGCTGATTTGCAATGTGAGGACGACCAGGTCAATTTAAATGGGTTATGTAGAAAATACGATTTTGTAAAAGTTGATAAAGATGAAAAAATTTTCAAAAACTTTAGTCCAATTCAAAAAATCAAAACGAGTGATGCGATATTTGTATCTTTTCCGGGAACTCTCGGTATAAATAGATACTGGAGAGGTTTTTTTGAATACACACAATTCGTATACATATATGTATTGTGTCTACTGGTATTAGGTTTGGCTTTCTTTCCACAAAAGCAGAGAATTCTCGTCACTACACTTGTCTTATATACAGCATTCTACGCATTAGCTGCTGATAAATCATGTACTACTACTCAGGTTTAACAACTTTGAGTTCATATTTGTAGTCACGTACATGCAAACTATTAGTAAAATCAGTATCAGTATATATCTCGTTTTACTACTAGTATATTTAAATAATAAATTCTAAACAACACTCCGGGGCGCACCGTCTGTACTTTTACGTCTATTAGATGAGAATGATCCTAACCATCTACTTACAATATTATTTGTAGATGATTTGGTATGTGTATCGTCACAACCAATTACACTGAGACCATTACAGACATCTGGTTTATTCTCTTTATTGGGAAATGCTTCATTGAACGCCTTAATAGAAATTGAAGGTATATCGGGAGCTTCATCTAAAAATCTGTCATATTCTTGACGACACTTCTTGATCAAGGTCATGATATTTACACGATGTGAAACATCTAGGGATATTTCCATATCTATATTTCGGTAGTACTTTGAATATTGTTTGCACATAGCAGAATGCGCCACTTCTAAGTTTGCACTTTCACCAAACTTACTGATAGATGTGAGAATACCACCGATAACATTTAGGAATGCGAAAAAATACTGTACAACCATAATCTTTATCGCCACGTCACTGTCTATATCATCACCACCACTTGGATTAAGAACTGCAAAACCACCTACACCTGTGATACTCGCGATTATTATACTTGGGTAGGACAAGTAGTCGTGTTGTTGTTTATAATAGAGCCGAGCGTGATTATGGAGCCATCGGTAGCCAGCGGCTTTTTCAGCCCACCTGACGAGTAGCTTCTCCTGCTTCTCACACCAAAAATGCTCATGGGGCACATCCTCTTCACCCATTGCAATTAAGATTAACAGAGATATTTAAATATCATCTGTGTAAGAAGCATTAATATAACCCATCTCTATTTTAAGTTTACTGTATACCGCGCTATATCCATTCTCAGGAACAGTATTTGATGTACTCTTGATATTCACAGTATTAATAATAGCAGATGTATTTTTATTAGTGTAATCTGTTTGATTATTCCATACACCCAAATGACCAGTTACAACGTAGTGCCAAATTGTGTTGTATCCCGTTATGTTTGAGGTAGGTATCGTTCCAGTCTCACGTGTCAAATGCTCACCACCAGAATATATCGCTAAATTACTCAAGATCTCTTTCTGTATCGTCACGGGCTGATTCGCTGCAGAATAATATAATTTATCACCATTTGGTAACGTTGATATTAAACCCATTATTAAGATAACTAAATATTTTTTTCCGCACAACTTCTCGCAAGTTTGTCAACCTCTTCATTTAGGGGATTTCCATTATGGGCTTTCACCCACTTCCATTGAACCTCTTTCAACTGTCCTCGGAGTGTGTCAATCTGGATCCAAAGTTCTTTATTCTTTACATCCCCACCTGATGATGTTTTCCATCCATTTTTCTTCCAATTGTGAATCCATGTGGTAATACCATTCTTCACATATTTACTATCCGTATAAACGCACACTTCTTGGATATCCCTCTTCAAACATTCCTCCAAGGCCTTGGCAATTGCAGTCATCTCCATCTGATTATTTGTTGTATTAACCTGTCCACCACATAATTTAAATTTATCACCCACCACACCCCAACCGCCACGTCCAGGATTCCCGAGACAACTCCCATCAGTGTAAACCTCATACATGATTAGTCATCGCGTTTATCTTTTATACCAGCTACAGTAGTGACAGCACCAACATTCGTATTACATCTGATGTTGAAAGTTCCTTACTCCAACGTTCAAACATTATCTATATTACCTTACTAATTTTCTAAGTATATAATAAAATATGAGAAGTGCTGCACCATTCTTAATGCTAATTTGCCTATTGTGTCTCTCCTCTTCGTTTATGCAATCGGGAATGAAGATTCCTACCACACCTATCGCTTCTATGACTAGTAGTTTTACATGTTTTACCACAATGTTGGGAATGTTAGGTGGTGGTTTGTTTTGAGAAACGTATTTTAAAATGAAACTTAAATACTAGTTAGGTGATGAGATTGCGCCCATGTATGGTACTCAGGAGAAAAAGGATTAAATTATCTCGTGAAGTTGTACACAATTTGAAAAAAGTGAGTCGTTTATCTTATATCAATCAATGGGAATATGCTGGTAAGATTGACTATAAGGGTTTCAAGTTTAGCGATCCAATCTATGTCACATCTAAAAAACGTAATACAGTGGAATCCAAAGATATCTCAGATGTTTGGTATTCAGAAATAGGATTTCATACACATACAGGTCGCGGTGTAAATACCGATTCAATAACGGAAAATACTCCTGTTTACACAACACTCCCAAGTAATGCAGACTTTGAAGCTTATATAAAAGGTTTCCCCTCAATGCAATGTAATATAATATGTGATGCCCATGGATATTATATAATTGACATTATCAAATCTGCAGATTTGAAGGTGTTACCTTTACCTGAAGCCGTTTACGAATACATGCGAAAATTACGTAGCACACCATTCATGCGTATTTGTGCATTTTCAGATGAAGACTGTGAATATTTTCATACAACTCTAAAAAATTGGAAGAGGCAAATCAATGAGGGTGTTCATGATGATTTGATGCATCAATTTGGAATTTCTATCCGTTATTATAGCTATAATGATGAACCACCATGTATTAACGTTTATCGGGATTATTAGGTTGTTTATACTCTGATGCTTTCTTGGGGGTTTTACATATTATATCACCACAATGATCTCTATTTTGATACACAGAATTGATAGACGTAGCTATCTCACTGCATGATTTCAAACTCCACCTCCCCAACACGGGTTTCTCATTTTTCAATAGACTTTCCAGTAGTCTCTTGAAGATCATATTCATCTTCACGTTTGTCATCTTTAAAGGTGTTTACCTTCGTAGGTTCTTCGCGTTTAAAAAAATTATTGAATGGACAACCTAGACACCGTCTATGACGTACCGCACATGTGAGTGCGTCAGGATTCTTGATGCACGTTTCTTTCGCAAGCTTTTTTCGTTGTCTGTAAGTACGTCGTCTAAAGTTAAAAATACGTACAGAGGTTTGTCCAATGGCTAACATACTATCAATACATCACAATTCATTTTTAAGTTTGTTACTCTGCCACAAAAATACATCCATTTTTTTACTTAGAGATTTAGTAAGTTATAAACTATATGATACTCGATCATAGAAATAATATATTTTCTCAAAATGGTGAAGATGGTGTCATTGAGTATATTTTAGATAAGTTAAACATCACATCTGGTACATGTTGCGAGTTTGGCGCTTGGGATGGAAAACATCTATCAAATACATTTAATCTTATAAAAAATAAAGATTGGAAAGGTCTTTATATCGAAAGTGATGAAATTAAATATAAAGATTTACTTGAAACATGTAAAGAATATCCAAATATAACTCCGGTTCAGAGTTTTGTCACTGGTGATAATCTAGATGATCTCATTTTAACTAATGAGTTCCCAGAAGATTTAGACCTTCTCTCTATAGACGTTGACAGTATTGATTACGAAATATGGAAAGGATTGAAGAAGGTGAGACCAAAGTTGGTAATCATAGAACCCTCCAACTCTACATCACTTTGGGAGAAGGATGTATCATACGATGGACATGGTGCGAGTCCATTCCTGATCAAACAACTTGCAAAAGAAAAGGGATACACATTTTTATGTACAACGGGAAATCTATTTTTCGTGAGAGATGACATTAATACCTTAGAACCGAATGACGAGGTTGAATTTCCTTGGTGGTTACCCGATGATATTAAACAAATTGTTCTTCACCTAAAACATAGAATATCTGACACAGACCTAGATGATTTCGGAAAAGACCTGATTAAATATATGAGAGGTGCAAAACTGGGATACATGACAAATGAATAAAAAAATTAAACACTCTATTTAATATATAATTTTCTTAAAACAGTTCATCTTCAACTTCTATTTTAAGTTTACAGTCAGCTTTCGGGTAAGCCACACATAACATGGCGTAACCCCTCATCATTTGATGTTCATCAAGAAAGGATTGATCATCTTGACTTACATGACCCCACACCAATCTCGCCACACACGCGGAACATGCACCAGCGCGACACGAATAAGGGAGGTCAATACCCTCCTCTTCAGCTGCATCTAGGATATAGGTATCATCATTACACTCGAATGTTTCATCACCCCCGGGTGTAATGAGTGTAATTTTATAATTTGCACGGACGGCTACACGAGACTTCTTCTTCATAAGACGAGTTCGTGGTACAATAGGGGACTTAATATGACAAGTGGCAAGGGTAGACATACTATTTGAGTAGGTATTTAATTTTTAAATAGCATTAATCATGCATTTTAAAAAGTAAGTTTTATTTATTTTTACTATCAAACTAATATTTGATACTTAGTTGCTGAAAGCCAAACCGCCCATACCGGACTGGATGCGGAGAACGTTGTAGTTGACCGCGAACATGTTCAGGGTGGTAGACGCAATACCAGCGGGGAGAGTCACCGCAACCTGCGCATTATCAATACGCGAGAAGTTGCAGGTGCCGGTAGGTTGGTGCTCCTCGGGCTTGAGCGCGAAGGAGTACGAGTAAACACCGGGGTAAGGGTTACCGGAGTGGTGGTTGTAGGCTTGCACTTGGTTGAAGTACTTACCCTTCTGGGCCTTGAAGCGATCCTGGCCGTTGAGGACGAGCTTGAAGTCGGTGAGGGGACCGACGGTTTCCTCGTTGAACTTGATGTCACACCAGCCGTTCTTACCGGAACGGAGCAGGGGAACACCGGTACCCTGGCTGATGGGCACATAGTTGTTGGACACACCAGCCGCGCCAATGGAGTTAGGCGAGGTGGGGTCGGACTCGAGGACAATTCCGGTACGGCCAGTCTCCGAGGTGAAGTTCCACAACGCGGTAGTGGTGTTAGCAGTCGCGGGGTCGTTGAAGCACCACACCAGCTCCTTGACGGGGTGGTTGTACGACAAACGCTTGTTGGAGGTGGTACCCGCGGTAACAGTGTCCGAACCAGTGTGTTGGACCTGCTCGATCAGGTATTCATGTCCCTTTTGCGCAAATCGGCGACGCTCTTCGGTGTCCAGGTAGACGTAGTTGGCCCACACCTTGAACACACCCTTGTTCAGGTAGGTCTCCATGTCCGAGGCCAGATCGAAATCAATACGGACCTCGTGGTACTGGAGGGCAATCAGAGGCAAGAACAAACCGGGGTTGCGGTTGAAGAAGAAAATGAGGGGAAGGTACACAGTCTTGGAATCCATCGCAGTGGTCATCTTACCCCAAGAAGCCTTCTTGGACTCGTCCAAGTAAAGCTCCGAGTACAAACGCCACCATCGCTGGTAGTGTTTGTCAATGCGCTGTCCACCAATGGACAGTTCAGCGCTCGCGATCGCACGCTCAGCGACCCACACAGCGGGGATACCGGAGTGGGTGTTGGACGAAGTCGCATCAGACTCCATCTCGAGGTACATGTCACCGACAAGGTCACCGTTACGGGCGACGGTCACGGACACGCGGCCGGAGTTGGCGGCGGTACCGTTGACGGTTTGTTCGATGTTCTCCATCGCGAAGTTAGTGTGGCGTTTGTAGACCGCCTGGAAGAAGGTCACTTTTGGGTTTCCGGTCAGGTAGACGTCTTGGGCGCCGTAGGCGACGAGTTGCATAAGACCACCGGCCATTTTGAGAGTTGTTGTACTATACCCCAACATTTTTATTCTGGTTAAAATCGCATTGCATGCGAAAATTTTCATTTTGAAATTTCTCAGTGTATGTTAAAATGTCATCTCATCCTGAAGAGGAAAGTGAACTTGAAGAGGGTGAGATTCTTTCAGAGGAAGAAAATGTTATGACCGATGAGGATGATTATGAAATCAACGATGACGATGACGATGATGACGAGAATATGGATCTCGGGGGTCTCATGACATCCCTTCTGGCCACACCCGATGGAGACACGATATGCTCGGCCCTAGTGAACCTTTGTTACCAATTAGAAACTCAAAACAAGATCTTAATTAAAATGCTTTCCAAAATGCAACCCCCAAAATCGGCTTAGAAAGAAAAATCGTATTGTATTAAATTAGAATGGAGCATACCCATTTCATCGATAAGGATCCCAATAAGTTTGATGCTCTCATACAGCTTCAAAAAGAGCATATCCAATCGATGAAAGAAGAACAGGTGCATGACGTCATTAATAAGTTTGAACAGGCTTGGTCTCTAAAGACGAACGACTTTAGAAATGCACGTGAGTTGGGATATCGTCAATTTGTACACCCTGATAACTTTGATGAGTTTGGAAATCCAAACCCAAGTCAAATAGACATTCTAGCTATCAAAGGTATTCGTGAGAAACAGAGAACATATCTTATAAATATGAAGAACCATTCAAGAGACTTAAAAATTCATAAGAAAGAATCAAATGACGATGGGATGACACTTGTACGAAGAATTAATAACATACTAAAACAATTAAGTGATGGTTATGATAATATCCGACGCCATTATACATCATTTGAGAGAGTAGATAACCCGACAGCTCTCCCACAGTTCAGTACTTCTGGAGATCCCTCTACCATGGACGAAGAAGAGCTCGAGAAAACAACTCCATTCCAAATGTGTCTCCTACATTCGTTAGATCAGACTTACAAAGCCGGTTACCGCAGATACAAGGGACAGTGCTGTGAAGAGATTAAAACTATTGAAGGGCATCGTACCCGCGCTTGGCAAACAAAGTTTACGATTGAACAGTTTGTCTATTCTCTTGCACAAAAAGATGACGACTTTACCATGTGGAAGAACTTTACGAGTAGGGGTAACGTTTACAGAGACGTTGTTGATAATATGGGTAAATGTACTGACGCACAGTTTCCTGAGATTACAAAGCGCCGACATGTATGGAGTTTCAAGAATGGTGTATTCGTTGGTAAAGAATGGATTCCAGACCGGGGTATCTATGATTGTTCTTTCTACCCATATGAGAGTAAAGAGTTTCGCTGCCTTGATCCAACTATCATAGCGTGTAAATATTTTGATCAACAATTTGACGATTTCTCCCACATTGAGAAATGGCAAGATATTCCAACACCTTTTTTTGATTCTGTTCTCAAATATCAGAAATTTGAACCAGAAGTATGTAACTGGGCCTATGTTATGGGTGGTCGTCTCTGCTACGATGTTGGTGAGATGGATGCCTGGCAGGTGATTCCATTCTTCAAGGGTATTGCGAGATCTGGTAAATCAACCCTCATTACGAAGGTTTTCAAGAAGTTCTACGAGAATGAAGATGTTGGTACACTCTCAAACAATATTGAAAAGAAGTTTGGTCTTTCAGCCATTAAGGATGCTTTCATGTTCATCGCACCAGAGGTGAAGGGTGATCTCGCACTTGAACAGGCGGAGTTCCAGTCTATGGTATCAGGAGAAGATGTCTCTGTTGCTGTCAAAAACAAGACTGCTGTTTCGATTGAGTGGAATGTTCCTGGTGTACTTGGTGGAAATGAAGTTCCAAACTGGAAAGATAACTCCGGTTCGGTTTTACGTCGTATTCTTACCTGGAACTTCTCGAAGCAGGTGCGAGATGCGGACCCTCAGCTTGATGAGAAACTTAACAGAGAGCTTCCTATCATTCTTCTCAAGTGTATCAGGGGTTACCTAGATTATTCTAACAAATACAAGGACAAGGATATTTGGAGGGTGGTACCAGAGTATTTCATGCAAGTTCAGAAACAAGTTGCAATGGTTGCGAGTTCCCTCCACAACTTCATGGAAAGTACCCTCGTTGAGTATGGCAAGGACGTCTTCGTCCCTCAGAAGCTGTTTGTGCAGGTCTTCAACCAACACTGTCAGGCAAATAATTTGGGTAGACATAAATTTACACAGGACTTCTATGCTGGACCATTTAGTTCTAGAGAAATTGAGGTCAGGGAAGAAATTGTGACTTATAATGGGCGAACATACCCAAAGCAACCTGTAATTTATGGTATAGATGTGATTGACGAGAGTCTAGGGTTCACAGAAGACTACTAAAAAAAATACTACTAAATAGTAATAATGAGCCAAAAGCTCAAAGAGTTTGTGAATCAGTCGGGGGTGGAAATCACTCCAACCTCCGTTTCCACGAATGCGTCAAATAACAATTTCGCTAGAGAATTGGAAACAAATCTATTAAAAAAACAGGGATTCCCAGACCGCCTCGAGAAGAACATGATAAGTAACGCAGATTATGGGGAGTTTTCCGAATATATCAACAAATCTAATTGGAATAATAACGTTAATTATAACAACCTCCCAAATGAAAATAAAAGAATGATAAACGGGATACTCAATGACATTGGACCACCGGTTCCAGTTCCAATTCCCCTACTACCCACAACAGAACTTACTTTTAGCAAATTAAATCCAGGTATGTTTAACGCCACAGTAAACAAGGAGTTCCCTCGAGAAGGTGAGCTCATTGATCTCAAAAAAATACTTATGAGAACACCAACACCAAAAACACCTATCGGTGAGGGTCTTTATATAGACACCCGGGAGATAATAGGGAGGTATGGTGCAATGCAAGAAGGGTTCTCTCATACACGTGAATATGGGAAACGTGGTAACATTAACCGAAAATTCTTCACTGTTCAGTTCAAAATTATTGTTTCAAATGGCATAGAATCTAAGGGTGCTACCGTAAACTTATACAAAAATGGAAAGATTCGGTTCTCTGGTGGCTTTATCGGTACAAATATTGCCAGTCAACCCGAACTCATTCGTCGTTTCATAGTAAACACGTACAGTGAGAAGGAGGCGTTCCTCTACAATCCATTTGAATATAACAATCTCAGTGGACAATTCAGGATTAATGGTAATTTTAAAAGTTTTAGTTCTATAGCTGGTCAAAAGCAGAAAGTATACGAATCCGTAGGTGTAACCAAGTTAGATTTTGAACCTGAACTTTCTCCTTTCATGTATGTCAACTATAAGGGTCACAAGTACAACTTTGCTCAAACTGGAAATGTTCAAATATCTGGCGCCCCGAGCCCTGCTGATATGCTTGTTGCCTACAACAACGCTATAGAGTTGATTAAGATTATGAATGCAAATGGTGATATTATCGTAACCGGACAATTTGCCAATAAGTTTATAAAAGGTGCTCGTATTCCCAAGAAAAGAGGTCCTAAGAAGAAAATCGGTCCCCGTACGGTTGTGAAGAAATCAACTAAGAAGCGCGACCCTGTTTTAAATATCCAAATTAACGGTGTCCAATGTATGCGTTTCTCTAAACCAGAGCTTGTAGATTTCGCGAAGAAATTGGGTGTTGTGGGTATCACCCAAAGTACCAAGAAGGAAGAAATATGCAAAAAGATTAACTTGATCACGAACAAGAAAAGTACCACCTTCAAGAATACGAATAAGAAGAAAAATGTTAAACTTTCGGGGTCAAATAAAGATTTCAAAGTTGGGAAATCTAAATGTATGAACTATGATAAAACAGAACTTTTGAGGGTTGCCAAGATTCTCAAGATACAACTTGATGAGAAGGAGACTAAGATTACTCTCTGTAAAAAGATTGAAAAAGCACGAAACAATATGATTGCACCCAAACCAAAACCAAATACCCCACCCACGAAGAAGGTTGTAGCTGAGAAAAAGAAGGTTGTTAGAACTGAACAAGTCATGAAAAAGAGAGGTCTGAATGGCAATACAATCCGAAAAGATATTATTAAACTTTATGGTAAGCGATGGATGGATCGCTACAAGAATGTCATGCCCTCTCTAAACAATGATATTCGTGAAATGACTGTTCGTTTGGGTAAGATGACCTCGGGTAACAAAATGGGTATTCCATTCAAGAAGAATGTGGATGACGTTAAGAAAAATATAGTGAACAAATGGAAGCGTGAGCGTGCACGCAACCTTGAGAAGAAGTTCATCATGAACTCACTCAACGTATCGGGTATTCCCCGTAATATGGTAACGGCCTACAAAAATAGTGCCACCAATTATATCCTTATACACAAACCAACCAATACAAAATTCGCGAGGTACAAGAAAACTTGGTTGAACAACAAAAAGAATACAAAGAATGTGAGTCCCAAACCATTGGTAAAAGCTAAGAGAGAAACTATGTAAACTTAAGGAATAGCTCGCATATATTTATAAAATGCAAACAATCGATGAACAGTTGACTGAACGTCTGGACATCGGTCTCAAGAGATATGGTCATGGAGTTATTGTTGATTCTGACACGAGAGAGTGGGGTACACCTAAAAATTCCTGGATTGACATGGCTATTGAAGAATTTTTAGACGGAGTCATATATGTTGTGGCGGACTATATTAGAAAAGGTAGGGTGAGTAAAGAGGGTATGTGTAACCTAGAAAAGATGTACGGTCCGCGTGAAGCGGATGATAATGGACTCATCATGTATATTACAAAAAACTTCAACGATATGGAAAGTCCTAGACATAAAATGCTTATATGGAACCTATTTAACATGTTACTCTCGTGTTCACGATTTTAAGTGGTTCAGCCACCTGTTTGAGGTGTATAGTGTGATAGGCAAAGTTGTACCTAGGGAATATATCTTTAATGATATTTGACAGGGTTGTAGCTTCTATGATGTTAGGGAGTCCCGAACACACAGACATCTTTTCAATTTGGAGGAGACGATCTTCCATCAACACAAACTTCTTAAGTCCATCTTCATTCATACCATCGCTTCTCATTCTGAGGTACATATCTTTAGAAGCACCATCGCTTAAATGAAAATGTTTAGATCCCGCAATCTCTTCACCCTTATTTCTCGTATCATACATTAAGAATAACGCAAATATTCCAAAAAGTATATAGATCATTTATTATTAACTAGGAATTAATTATGACCATGTATTTTCTGGGAAAGTGAGGGTAAATGTTTCCCCTGTAGTAGTTATTACAGGTGTTTCTGTTAGGACTGTGGTTCCATCCTCATCAAGAATTACAACTTTAACACCTATTATTTTTTTATCGTCGGCGCTTTGGTTTGTAATTTTAATCTTTTTTATTTCACTTAAACCGATATCAACCAACATATAATCTCTCTCTGTTTCCTCACGACTTAGTGTTTGTGCAAAGTTTGTAAAATCACCATCTACCAAATGCATTCCCGGTCCAGCCCCACGAAATTGAGAACCAGTTACAGTTTTATTCAGAGCTAGGTTATTTCCATCTTTATCAAACACTTCAAGTTCGGCGAAACTTATATTCTTATGTTTTTCGGTATCATGACCGGATGCAGTAAAGTCGGATGCAATTGTATGTTCTAACTTCACATAGCGACCATATACTCCTACATCTACTTCTTCTTGTGGACCTGGAGTTGGACCTGGAGTTGGACCTGGAGTTGGACCTGGAGTTGGACCTAGGGATGGTTCTTCACCACCATTAAATATAAAATAGACTCCAATTGCAACTAGAACCACTACCAATACTACAAAAAATATGACAAGTGGTGACATTGTTTATATATTACACAGGAATTAATTTTGATAGATCATTAACCTTGTGGATGATATTGAAGAACTCATCACGAGTTGAGACTCGTGTAGGATCAACAATTTCAATCTCAATTTGGTATGAGCATTCCTCCTCGGAATCCATATCAGGACTGTCACCTGTTGAGATTGTCATGTCAATACTTAGGTTCTTACGCAGGAAAGAATATCGGGTCTTTGTCCTTTTGCGATCCATCTCATACTCACCCACTGTTGGAATTTCTCTAGAGACACTGAAGCGCATATCAGATGGAGTCCCATAGAAATCATCCTTGATGACATTGATTTTTTGAACCATCTTATGTTCACCAGTATCTTGATTGGTTGTGATTCGGATGGAATCTTTGTCATTGTAAAACACATCAGAAATAGAACTTTCAGTTTTTTCCCACTTATGATACTTTTTTAGACCTTTGAGGACTTTCTCAAATGTTTCTTTACCTACGTTCGTATCAAAGAATGAACCGTTATATTTACCTAGACGTAATTCCACTTCAATATGTTCTTCATCCTTATGGGAATCAAACACAGGGAGTAACTTCTCAACGATAGCATTGATGTCGTGCATATTTTCTTACTTTTAACATTTGCGTCATTCTCTTAAGTGTTTTTTATACATAAATTGTAATGAGAGGGTTTTTAAACATTGGAAATACTTGTTACTTCAATACAACCCTCCAATGCCTCCTTCATATCCCTATACTTACGAATTATCTCATTAGGCATCCATACGAGGGAGATTGTAATTTTACTAAGATGTACACCGATCTTACTTTAGTGTATTGGACGAAGGGTGAAGAATCGGTTAACATCAATGCACTATTAGAACTTTTTCAAAATGAGTTTCCAAGATTTAAATCGGATGAACAACATGATGTCCAAGAAGCCATATTGTGTATCATAGATATACTAGAGAGAGCTATACCCATCATCAAGAAGTGGTTCTATGGTAAAAAAGTTCAGGAAACGATATGGCCAGGTGGTAAGTCAACAAATGAAGAGGATTTTAGTGTTCATTTGATCACCTCCAATGGGAATGATATGGAAGAAATGTTGAAAAAAAGTACAGATTGGGATGTACTAGATAATTTTGAAGACACAGATGGTAAAGTTCACAATGTCGCGACAACCCGAAACTTATTTTCAAAACTTCCACAAATTCTCATGATTTCGTTTGATAAAAAAAGTCATATCAAGATTATCGAGAATATACTCATGGATAAATACGAATATAATCTCATAGCGAGTGCGGTTCATGTAGGGTTACAAAACGATGGGCATTATGTGGGATTTGTGAAGAGATATAACAAATGGTACTACGCAAATGATGATCAAATTAAACAACAAGATCTACCCGATGAGGCTGGTCACTACTTCATGGTCTACAATCTAAAAACTCCTTCATCTGAATGTTCTCCTTAATGTTCACGATAGTCCTATAAAACGTACGGCGATTATTAGGGTGGGTCTTATCTGTCCTCCTCTTTAGGGGTCTCCACCACATTGGTTCTTCCCATGTAATATATTTACATTCTACGATGGCACCATCTTCAAACCACGGTTCATCTTCCATCCGATTAAATGGGAGTTCTGACTCGAAAACTGGTTTTCCTTTTTCTTGTACATATAACCTCCAAGTTGGTACTCCAGCTTTAAATCCAGGGGTTTCTCGTGAAGGTTCCCTCTTCATGAGAAAGTCAACTGTATTCTTCTCTTGTGGCTTCCATTTAAACATAGTCTCATGGGTTCCAAGACGGATTGGGTCATGCATCGGTGTGAACACAAGACCGTCAATCTTTTGTTGGACGGTCGGTAGATATTCATCCATGAAAACTTTAAAATCCTTCATCATGTGAAATGTTTTCATCTTTAGACGGTGTTTGTCATACTTCATATATATTATACATTTCATCATGTCTTCAGCTGCTGCAAGTCTTTCATCTAAATTGAACTGTCCTACGAGGGCACCATTAACCAAAATTGCATCATAGACCATCAATGTATTGTCATATAATTCTCCATCTAAAATGGTTCCATCGTAAGCCTTTTTGTTAAGATTTATTTTAACCTCAAACATATCAAAAGCCCTATTGACAAAGAAACACTTTGGTTTGCCGTCATATGTGAGGGCGACCATCATGTACCTTTCACCATCCGTCTTTTCACAAACGACATACTCAACACCTTTCAAAATTGGAAAATGCTTGCGTTCAATGGATATAGGTTGTGGACCTGGAAAATATTCCTTGCTTCCCCAAACATGATGAATGAATTTTACAACATGTTCACGAAGTAGTGACGACATATATTTTATTGTTTTTTAAACTTTAATTACTTTTAACTCCCGCGGCGCTGAGGATATTGCTTACACATTCGTGTGTATATGTCATTGTCAACTTAGCTGCTGTAAATGCATATATTTTGACACCCTGGTCTATCATATTCTCAAACATCTTAGAAGGTGTAATTTTTTTACACTTCTTGAGAGTATTTTTAGGAAACATCACCCATGCACGAGCATTAGTATTTCTCACCTTGTAAATGTCTTTGGAAATCTTTTGACCAACCTCTGTGTCAAATGTGAGACCCATCTGTGAGACTGGTTCCTTAGAACCCTCTTTCACTTTATGTTTGAAGAGACCCCAATCAATACCATCCTTTACACCCGGGAATACCAAAACTCCTATACCTTCATGTGGTTCAAAAATTTGTTTGATTGATTCTTCATCAACGTTAATTCCAAAGTCAATGAAAAAAAGACGATCGCATTTGGTAAGACATTGCTTGATCGCTTCAGCTTTTTCAAAAGGATCATCGTTCACATATATAATCTCACTCTGAGCACCCTTTTGAATACAATGGATGTTCATTTTGAGAATTGTATGAAGAGTTTTTACCGAACATGATTTTGATCGGGTCACTATAAGTGTACAAAACTTCATATTACAAATAATGTGTGTCTAAACCTTAAGCCTATCATTGAGACATCCTTCAAATGGGAGATTTCCTACATGACCGAGGGTTGTATTGACGTCTGCATAAATCTTTCCTTCACACTGTTGCCAGCGCCGACAGAACGCATAGTCTTCGGAGAGGTACCTCTTTGATGTAGGATCAATCATACAATCAAAGCATGCATGGTAGTCGTCAAAGTCCCTATTTTGATGATCATTCTTGCACCAAAGTTCTGGAAACTTATCTTCCAACTTTTTGAAAACTTCTCTCTTGATGCACATGAATCCTGTAGGTCCATCTAAGATGGGGATGAATCCATTTTCAACCGCGATTCGGTTTGCACCAAAGTTTACGACGAGACTGGAGGATAACATGGCCATATTACGTTCGTCACCTTCTCTCACAGCTTTAGCGGCTTGATCCCACATGACAACTTTTTTGGGATAACAAGCAACACTAATATCATGACCTGAGCGTATGAGACGAACAACGGATTCTGCATCAAAATCTACATCTGCATCAATAAACATGAAGTAGTCACAGTCAGTCTTTTGCATAAAACGACCTACAGCTACATTTCTGGCGCGGTGAACTAAAGATTCATTTTCAGTGGTATCAAGGTAAAGTTGAATTCCTTCTCTTACAAGTAGCAGTTGAAGCTTAATAATACTAGACATATACTTCTCTAAACATATACCCCCATAGCATGGAGTTGAGAGAAACAGCTTCATTTATTATAAAAGAACTTTAACCTCTAAGTGTTTTTTTATGATATTTTCTATCTTGTTCAATGTCGGTACAGACACAGAACACCTCTCACACACCTGCGCCTTTGTTGTATCCGAACTAAGAACGATATAAATAATCGCTGATGCTATGCTATTAGGTGTTTTACTCATCAATTCCACACAATCGTCTGTAGCGTTACACATTTTGTTACACTTCAATCTCTGATCCCTCGTAATATCAAAGGAGTTGAGAAGTCTCTGCATGACATCATGTGCCTTCGTCACATAGTTTTTTTCAGTGATACCCATTATAGTATCTTTGAATATTTGGGTCGTACGACTAATATCCTTGGGTTGTATCCCAAACATATGTGCAATTTCTTTGGTCGTGCGTGGGTGTTTTACCAATCTACATGCGTATAAAACGCAGTTCGCTTTGATTCCAAGTCTCACAGCACCACGTGTCAACTTTCCATCGTTAAACTTTCTGTACATCATCTTGGCATCTTTGAGAATTACATCGGGTAAAGTGTGACAAGCTTCATCTATGTCACGGTATGCGTGAAATAGAGATCTGTCTCTGTGATTCATTGACATGTGGAAGTTTATTTTTGCCATTCTCTTGTTTTCATACGTTGAGGAACGTTGGGTTGAAATAATCGTACCCTTTCCCCAATTTTGTGAAAATAGTTCAGGATTTGGGTTGGGATTCCCACACCGAGATGGATCATTCACGCGACCATCATCTGTGACACCACTTGTCCATTCAGCTGTATCATCAACAAAGTTGTCTTCAATGAGACCACATTCTGAACACGTCGGAAGACCCTCCCGTGAAATAATTTTCACTCCGGAACACTCACGACAAAAATTTCTATTCACTGGCTTTTCTTCGTTTTTTTTTGGTAATAATTGGTCTAATTCAGACCAGATAGCTGCCAGCATCTTGTTATGAAAAGGGTAGATCTTTTTTAGTTTTTATAATTACGCACCGAAACTTAGGTTATCCGCGTGTAATTTAGCCATAGTTTCAATGGCATTAACCGTCTCTTTAAAACTTCTCGCGCCTGGGGAAGATGGTGTCCATTCATTCCATTCTCTATCAATAGATTGATGGTTAGGTGGCGGTAAGACTTCACCTTCAATTTCATCATCTGGAACAATAAAACCGTCCATCTCAGAGTCCGTCTCGTTATCGTCGTATATTTCAGAGTCAGAGTCTTCAATATCAATTTCAGACAGGTTGGCAAACATCCCGTTACCGAGGGACTTCATCTCTAAATCCTTAAAAGTTGTTCCACTTGGGTGGTGTTCCATCAAACTCTCGTAAGGTGCGGGGTTTAAGTCTCCATCTTCTAATTGGTATACACACGCCGACTTATATATGAGTTCAGTAGGGTTAAGGTACTTAACACCCAGGGTCAGACCAGTGTTCATTCCAACAACTGCTAACATTTCGTCTTCCATGTCATCTTCGTTTACTAGTAATTTAACTATATCATCTTGAATTATCTCAGAGGGCACAATCATGCTTAGAGTTTTCAGGCAAAAAATTATCAACGATAATACTACAGATGAAAGTTACAATTTATTCGAAGGAAGGATGTGAATACTGTGACCACGCGAAGAGCTTATGTGAATCAGAAAGTCTTGACTATGAGAAAATCATGGTGGACAAGGATGAACTTAAGAAGTTGTGTGGTAGCTCGGTAACAGCCTACCCTCAAATATTTATTGACGAACGTCACATCGGAAACTACTTTGAATTTCAAGATTATATGGAAAATGACTATGAACCTATTCTAGCAACTACCCTAAACAGATTTACAGTCTTCCCCCTGAAGTATCCTGAACTCTGGGAACTCTATAAGAAGGCTCAAATGTCCAATTGGACAGCTGAAGAGGTAGATCTCTCTAAAGACCTGGACGACTGGAAAACCCTAAATGATAATGAAAAGAAATTCATAAAGTATATCCTGGCATTCTTTGCTGGTTCGGATGGAATTGTTTTTGAGAATATCAATAACAATTTTGCTGATGAGGTGCAGATCTCCGAGGCTCGTTCTTTCTATGCGTATCAGTGCCATAATGAAATGGTCCACGGTGAGACCTATTCCAAACTTATTGATAAGTATATCAGGGACCCAACTGAGAAGAAACAGCTCTTTGAAGCTATTCAAACAGTCCCCTGTATCGAAAAGAAAGCCAACTGGGCAATGAAATGGTTCGATACAAGTTCTCGTTCATTTGCTGAACGTCTCTTTGCATTTGCATGTGTTGAAGGTATCTTCTTCAGTGGTTCATTCTGTGCGATTTACTGGTTGAAGAAGAGAGGTCTCATGCCTGGTCTCTGTTTCTCCAATGAACTCATCTCACGTGATGAAGGACTTCACCAAGAGTTTGCCATAGAACTTTTCAAAATGTTACGTAATAAACCAACGACTGAGACTATTCACTCTATCGTCAAGGAGGCTGTTGAGATTGAAAAGGGATTCATATTGGATGCACTGCCATGTAACCTTATCGGTATGAACTCCGAGAAGATGGCTGAATACATTGAGTATGTATCTGATCGCATCCTAAAACAGATTGGTCAGCCCACTATCTGGAACTCCAAGAATCCTTTTGATTTCATGGAGAATATCAGTCTAGATGGGAAGACAAATTTCTTTGAGAAGCGGGTAGGGGATTACGGGAAAATGGATGATACATCAGATGTGATTGAATTTGATGACGAATTTTAAATATTTTACATAGAAATTGGCTCACCCAAATCCATGGAACCGAGTTGAAGACCGGTGTCAACAAATGGTTCATCCACCATACCTGGCTTCATGGTAACGTCAGCTTGTCTCACGGGTTTAACGACATCTTTCTTGTCCCCACAACCGCAACCACCAC